GGGTGAGTAAAATTTTGACTATTGAACTGGTGGTTGTTTGGAGGGTTATCATATGCAGCTCGTTTGACCGCATTGCCTAATATATCATATGCTTCGTTAATACTTTTAAACGTGTCAGGGTCACCACCCCGATCAGGGTGATGTTTCATTGCTAGTGATCTATAAGATTTTTTAATCTCTTCAACGGTTGCTGATTTTTTAACATTTAGTAAGTTATAGTAGTCCATGCTCTTACTTATCTGAGACTAGTAGTATATTAGAAGATCTTGATATTACTTACGTTTCATCCAAGCGGTTGCGCCCATAAATGCACCTACTATGCCTGCTTGTGCAAGATAGAATAAGTCGATCATATCTGCCAGAGCAGCAACTCGATCAACATCTACAAACGGCATGAATAACAACGCAGTGAAAATCAGCATAGTCATTATAGCAGTCCACGCCATCTTCGATTGGTCATTTTGCTTAGCAAGGTCAGCTATTAGTGTTTCATTTTCTTTATAGAGAGCAAACTCAGTTGCAGTAAGTTTACCGTCATCGTTGTTGTCAAATTTTGCCATATTGTCCATGATAGTCACTCCTTGTTATATTTATGGAGTAACTGCTTAAAATAATACTCACACTTTTTAAAACTAAAGGTAGCGGCCCAGTTCCAACGGTAGTGAGCACCGACACACTATGGGCTTATGTAACTATAACGGTCCCAAGTGCTGTGTTCTTTTAACTATTTACTCAGTGTTACTCTTTTGAATCTTGTTATTGATTTCGTCCATAGTCTTTTCTGACTGGATATAGTATTGTCTGTACGCTTTGATAATGCTTTGCTGCTGTTGTATGAACGCACGTATATCACCAAGGTTCAGACTAATTCTTTCATAGCCGTTGCTGGTCAGACCTAGCAATACTACTGATTCTCCTGACAGTCTTAATTCTTCAAATATTTCTTGATAGTTCTCAGGAGTAATAATATACCATTCGAGACTGCGCATACGTATCTCATCAGCATCTGGCAACACTAATTCTGGTTTAGCAATAGGAGTAAACGAAGCGTCAACCTTTTTAGTAAACAAGCTACACCCGCTTAGCAGGGTTGCGACCAGGACGAGCACTAGCACATTAGTTGCTTTCATTGACAGGCTCCTTATCTTCAAACAACCACGGGCACTCAGAGTTTGCTTCTTTTGCTAACGCTGCGTTTTTTTCTTTCTCTGTTAGCTCAGCGCCACTTAATAATTCAAAACACCTACTGGCTTTCTCAGTTGCATTGTTTATAACTCGTTCAACTAGTCCCGGCTTACGACTTGCTAACACACCTAACTCGTGTTTTTCGAGTTTATTAGCCAGCTGGTTATTTTGCGATCGAATATCTGCAAAGTCTTCGTTCAATTCTGTTATTTGGTTGTTAGCAGTTGCAATGTTAGACTTGAGAGTATTTACAGCTCTTTCACTAAGTTCTAAAGATGTTTCGAGCACAGCATTATTCTTCTGCAGGGTAGCAATTGTTGATTGACTATCTGAGTAATACCAGTAGCCCAAGCCGCCCATGAGCAGCATGACTAACGCAAATACACCTGCAAGTTTAAATCCCATATTACTCTCCTAGTAATGCCTTAATAGTGTTCGGCCCCACAATTCCGTCTGCTACTAGTCCTGCTTTTTTCTGCCAACGCTTGACTGCTCGCCCTGTACCCGGGCCGTAAATGCCGTCGGATGTAATGCCTAGCTTTTCTTGTACCAGCGCCACTGTTGGTCCTCTACTACCTTCTTTTAGTATTACATTGAGGTTTATGTTACTTGACTCAAGATCGCCACCTAGTACGTCCGTGGCCTTTATGTAACGCGCCTTTCGGTCGTCCATTCCGTGAGTGCCACCGTTAATGCGCTTGCTTAATCCAACGATGTCTTGTCTGTCGCAATATCTGTTTAAGTTATTCTCTTTCCAGAACCAGCATGCGCTTTCTAAGGCACCTTCCTTGGTACGTACATACTCAGCCGCACTCTGTGCACTCATACCGATGTACGCACCGAATTGACTATAATTGTTAAATCCCGTTAGCTGTAATATGCCGCCGCCACGATAGTACCAACCGTCGCCACTTGCAGTATCCCCATTGCCCATTCTGTTAGCGTAAATTATGTTAGCAATCGCTTCTGGCTGTCTGTGGTAGTCTGCTGCATTACGTCCTGCACGTTCAAAGTATTTAGGAAAGATCTTGTTCAGTGCGCTGGCAGAATAATTTAAGTTCTCTGTAAGCACACTAAAGTCTCTGCTTTCATGACCACATTGTGCAATAAAGCCGGCTACTCTTTCAACTGTAGTAATTTCGTATTTAGGCAGTACTTTACACATTATTTTGAACCAATCATCTGGGTGGGTATTTCCAGTCAACAGTTCCTCTAGCATATTACTATTAAAAGTAAATGCAAAGTCAGCGGCTATATTATCTTTTTTAGTAAACAATTCTTTCCAAGACCAATACATGGTTTTCATTCTCAAAAGTTAATTTATTACCGTATTTGGTAATGTTATAGTCGCCGATATATTTAGACAAGAAGATGATTTCTGAAAAGTCGTTCGCGTTAAACGATTCTGATATGTTGTCTAATGTTTCCTGCGCAGGACCAAAGTCAATGAACTTAAATTGAACAGGATCAGCGTATGTTTTTTTAATAGTTATCATGTCGTCTCGCATACTAACGTCTTCGACAAAACTCCTATTAAAGAAATTCTTATAGTTATTTAGATTAGACTCGTTTACTGTGATATCATATTCGTCAGCGTCGACTGGCATAACTTCTTCTAGCGCAGCCTGTGTCAGAGGCACACTCCTAAAGTTTTTATAGTATCTAAACTTAATCTCTTTCATATCAGTAAGGTTTTTAACACCGTTTACTAGCTCTTCAATTTGTGCCGGCACTGCCTTGTCTCTTTGAATTTCTACGAACACTTTGTATGTTCCGTCACTTTGTTCGCCCGGCGTAGCGTCGGCGTCTAATACAAAGCTATATCCTCTTTCTATAAAATCTGCTAGATCCGTTGCTGATTCAGTTGTCATTGTACTGAACGCAACAGTAACAATGTCTTCGTCACTGCCCATCTTACTTTTGTACGAGTCTATTTCTATAATCTCGTCTACTAGATCTCTAAGATCTCCTTTGGTTAAACTCATACACTAGCCTCCTCTTCGTCCATTGGGTCACCCATATCTTCGTCGGTAGCCATATCGTCTGCTGGTTGAGTTTCTTCTGCCGGAGGAGCAGTCTGTTCAGGCGGTTCAAAAGCATCGCCCATATAACCTGTGTAAATATCTGCCATTAATTTCTTGGGCATTTGAATCTCAACAACCCAAACCGGAAGACGGTCTAGTTTACCTTTCTTAGTTCCAGGACGAATGTCATTTGGCTCTTCTATCTTTCTCGGCACAACAAGATGAGACTTAGAATAACGCACCTTACAGTCGTAGTCTAGCAGGCGCTTGCCGCCCATTGGGTCAGGCATTTCTTCTTCAGGCCACATAAAAGAGCAGGTTACCCAGTGTCGTTCGATATTAGGGCCTTCAACTACCTCGCCTTCCATCCAGTTTGCATATACATATATGTCAAGATGATCTAAGACTCTTTCGAAGTCTTTAAGCACCTGGAACGATGTATTTGAACCGAAAACGTTTTCAATGTTCTTAACAATATCTAATACGTCATGCATGTTTTTAAGTTGCCTCATTCTATTACTCTTATTTATCGTATGATAAGAGTTCTATACTAATTTATTAATCCGCGACAAAAGGTAAATATTAGTGTAAGGACAACATGGTTACTAAAACATTACCTTACTCTTCGACCCTAAGGAGGACACTTAATGGGTGCAAAACGAAATACTGCTAAAAAGCAGACTAGCAAAAACTTCGGCAACGTAGTCGAGATCAATCAACGCAAACAACAACAGCAAGTTCATATCGTACCTAAAAACATAGCACAGGAATCATACGTACTAAAACTACTTGACGAAAGCAAAAGTATTGTATTCGGGGTAGGTCCTGCTGGTACCGGCAAAACAATGCTAGCAGTTCAAGCTGCTGTAAAAATGTTCAAAGACGGCAAAGTTGACAAGATCGTGGTTACTAGACCAGCAGTTGACACAGACGAAGACATTGGTGCACTGCCAGGCACGTTAGAAGAAAAAATGGCTCCATGGGTAAGACCTATTATGGATGTGTTGCGTGAGTATTTTAATTCAAGAGAGCTAGAAGCAATGATGCAAGAAGGTATACTTGAGATAGCGCCACTTGGTTTTATGAGAGGCAGAACCTTTAAAAACTCGTATATAGTCGCAGACGAGTGTCAGTCGACTACTAAAAGACAGATGAAGATGTTGCTTACACGCATAGGACAAGGGTCTTATATGGCAGTCACAGGAGACTTAGCACAAGCAGACCGATCTAAAGATAACGGTTTAATTAATTTCCTAAATCTCTTAGAATCAAAAGATCTAACTCATTTGGACATAGTCCGTTTTGCACAAGGAGACGTTGAGAGACATGACGCAGTTAAGGAAGTTCTTGAGATATACGGAGACGAATAACACCTAGTAACTCAAGATAAAAGGAGCCAATGGCTCCTTTTATCTTGACTATATTATTTTACTAACCCCTTATTCCTTTTAACGAAAAATAAGTTTCCCACTTGGCATCATCAAACCATAGTATTACTGTATGATGTTCAGTGTCCCATACCACAGTAGTGTCGCTATTGCATTGTTCACAAAGCCTAACAACTCTAGAAATAACGCCAGCCATTTCATAACCAGTGTTAACGTTAATAACTACTGGACAAGACGTTTTGAAGTTCGATATCCAATGTGACGGCTTAATATCTTCCATATGCATTAGTTTCATACTACTCCCTTTCCTTTGTATGCCGGTCAAGTATTTCTATGTAGCAAACGGAATGTCTATTGCTGGGTGATGTTGGTAACCTATTAACTCATAATCACTGGTTTTTGTTTGAAGCAGCTCTTCTAGATTTGTAAATGCTGGCATTATCAAAATAGGGCCAGGTAACGGATCTCTTTTTAGCTGCTCTCTAACAGCGTCTATTTGATTGTGATATATGTGTAGGTCACCTGAAGTGTGTACAAACTCACCTACTCCTAGTCCTAGTATCTGAGCAAACATATGAACCAGTAAACTGTAGCTAGCAATATTAAACGGCAGTCCAAGCGGAGCATCGACGCTGCGCTGGTACAGTTGGCAGCTTAGCTCACCGTCGCACACATAGAATTGGAAAAATGCATGACACGGAGGAAGTGCCATTGCACCTACTTTATCGGCATTCCACGCACTTACAATATGTCGTCGACCATCAGGATTATTGCGTAATCCTTCAAGAACATTTGCAATTTGATCTACGTAACCTAGTGCAGCATCCCAGTGTCGCCATTGATGGCCATAAATTGGTCCCAGTTCTTTTACTAGGTCTGTATTAGTGTATCCTAGGTCCTTGCCCTGCTTGTTAGCATTGGCTGTCCAGATAGTTCTTTTGCCAATAAGGTTTTCTCGTTTGTCTTCGTAACGTATTTCAGCTAGCCTGCGTTCGTCACTGCTGCCTTCTAACATCCATAGCAGTTCACTAACTACTCCACGAAACGCTAATTTCTTAGTTGTAACAGCTGGAAATTCTTTGCGCAGATCAAATCGCATTTGATAGCCGAATACACTTTTAGTTCCTGTGCCAGTCCTATCATTTTTATTCTTGCCGTTTTCTAAAATATATTCTAGTGCTCGTAGGTATTCTTTCATTCAGCGTTATCCTTTTTTTACTATGCCAGACATTTTCAATAACCATTCTTGATTTGCTCGACGTTCGGCTTTAGTTGCCCACGGTTCTACATCATTGAACCTGGCATTTGTAAGCTTGTCAATGTAGTTTTGTCCATACTTGATCTCTAAAAGTAATCGATCTTTTTCAGTTAACGAAGTTTCTGATTTATTACTCATTATTTCTTTTTCTGGTCAATTCCTGCACCTCTCCTAATCCAATCTAGTGATACTTCGAACTGATAGTCAGTAAAGTCTTTCTCGGCCGCTGTACCTATTGATTTTTCTGTTTCTTCGTGATAGCGATTAGCGTTTGTTAGTAGCTCAATTGTTTCTTTTTTTTCTTTTGATGATTTCATTTGCTTTGGTCCTTTGCTAGGTTGATAATATTGTCTATCAATTCTCGGTCTATTTCTTTTTTGATCTCGTCTGCTTGTATCAGTTCTGCTTGGTTACGGTGCCGTTCAAACAGTTTTGCTGCTCTTCTTTCTAGCTCAGTTAGTCCACTAGCACCGCCTGCCCATAAGTAATAAAGATCAAGTAGATAGTTTACACCCCACTTTAGCACAAGGTATGTGTGTTCTTTGTCAGTAACAGTTACTTTTTCTTCCATATCTCAAATGTAACCTCAGGATGTACCTCTTGGAACGTTAACTCAAACTGGTCCTCAATAGCAGCAACATCTAGAAATGTGTCACAATCGTAACTACCTGGAATTCTGCTTAGATAGAACTCGTCAATGACATCCAGTGTTTGATCAATTAGGTTGCGGCCGCCTATTACCCAAGTGATTAGATTTGGAAATGCATCAGCAACCAAGCACACTTGATCAGCAATGTTGCCGCTAATATATTGGGCCGCACCAGGAAACTCATCTGGCCTAGTTGTAGCTAACACGTTTATACGTAGAGGCATTGGCCTGGGGAAATCAGGTGCGCACCAAGTTGTGGAACCCAGTACGATAACGTGTCCTTTAGTATGCTCTTGGTACCAACGCATATCTGTATAGTTATGTGGCCACGGAAGGGCTCCATTTGCTGCTATGCCGCCGTGATCATCACAAGCTAATATTGCTTTAATTGTATTTATTTTGGTCACGTGTGTTTCCTTTTATTGTGTTTAATATTTGAGTATTCTCGTATTTGATTCGTTTTCTTGCTCGGATTACTATATTTACGATCCAGAGAATTAGCGCAGTAACAGCCAAAGACGAAAATATAGAAACCGGCGCTGCCTCTCCTGGAAGGAGTCCAACAACAGTTTCTAAAAAGCAAGCGAACCAAACTACGAACACTGCCCAACTAACGACACCTGCTATAAACAGAATCACTTTAATGTTGAATAGTGAAAATATAGATTTTATATCATTTCTAATTTCACGAAGTATCGTTTTAACGAATCTCATCGTGGATACCTAACGTTGTTTATTAGCATTTTGTTTTCTTTTTTAATTTTTTCTCTTGCTTTGACGTAAGCATTATTTGTCCAAGCTATTAGAAAGATCTCAGTTACTACTACTACAAGTATAAGTATTATGACAGAAAACCCGCCGGCGGTTAATGGTAATAAGATTATAAGACCAATTGCAGATGCAACTACAAAGGCAATTGATAGTACGACAACACAAATAGGCCTAAGCCATTCTCCAGCCCATTCTTGAAAATCTGTCTGCATCTGCGTTACTGTTTCTTTATATACTCGTTTCATTTCTCTTACCTTGTTAGCTCAGTGTTAGTTGCGTGACTTAGTGTGTTTAATGTTTCTCAACAGCTCGTCGTTCTCTTTCTTGACATTCTTTGCTGCTGTTTTATATGCGCCCCATGCCCAGGTAGCTAGGAATATTTGGATAATGCCTACAATTAATATAGTTATTAACACGCCATCACCGCCAAAAGGAGTGAATGCAGCCATTAGTGCTGTGATAATAGCATCTGCATTTATTGTTGCAGTAATTAACAAAAACACAAGAAGTGGTACCAAATGACCTTTAGCCCAAATCCTAAGGTCTTTTTTCATCAGTTTAATCGTTTCTTTAAGTACTCGCATTATCGTGTCTCATTAATGAGGTTGATGAGATTTTTGTTTTCTGCAATGATCATAGTCTTAGCTTTGCGGCAAGCCACGTGTATCCAAAAACCGCCACCGAGTAGAATTATTGATTGGGCTACAATTACCAAAAACATACCCGCGTCCGACAATGATGTATAATGCATTAGCAAACTCAGTGTGCCCACCATTGATGCTAATAAAACAAGGAGAGCGCATACATAACCTAGATAAGGTAATAGTACCTCCTTTAAAACGTAGCAGGTATCATTCCAGAGTAGGGAACAAGTTTTCTTAAATACTCTCATTTTTCTTTCCTTGTTTGCTTAGTGTCTTGACAGTATAAGCTCACAAGGAAGGAGCGTCAACCTATTTCTCTAGATTACGTGCAAGTCTGATCATAGTTGCTGCTAAATTTATCTCCGGATCAACGACCAATGCATGGTCTACTAACCCTTGTTTGATAATTAGCACTGCACTGTCTTGCTGGTGCTCGCTGGCACCAAAAAGCTCAATGTTATTATAGAGCCAGCGGTACACTTCATCCATTTCCTCCGGCTGTGCTTGACTACAGACTAGCTTACGGGCTTCTGTAATCTTACCTGCCTTGAACAAATCTGTCATTGCCAAGTGGAAGTCAGCACTGGTGCTGGCAGTAGCTGCGGCCTCCAGCTCACCACTTTGTGAGTTTAGCTGTACGGTATTAATACATTTACGCATGTCTGGATAGTATGCTTTTACATAACTATCTATAGTTTCAAGATCAAATGTTACATTCTCAGTAATAAGTATTTCGGCAACTCGAGCAGTAAACTCTGTTTGATCAATTTTTTCAAAGTGAAGGTGCTGACACCTGCTGTGAATGGCCGGCATAATCTTGTTGGGATAATTACAAGTTAGAATAAATCTAACATCTGCACTATATGATTCCATGAGGTTACGCAGGGCAGGCTGCACACTGTTGATGTTCATATAGTCTGCTTCGTCAATCAGCACAATTTTATAGTCACCAAATGCCATGGTCTGACAAAACATAATCAGCTTATCAACCCATTCGATCTTTCTGCCTTCTTTTGAACCGTTAGCAATCAACACATCAGTATCTTGCACGTCCAACTGATTAATTAGTATTTTAGCTAGAGTAGTGTTATGATGTATAATGCCATTGGGTGTTACATACTGGTGTGGTGTGTCTAATGCCACATCATACACGTCTTGTTCGTCTCCTGATAACATTCCAACTATACTAGCCGGCCCGTTTATAGTATCTACTACGTCACATTTACTAATCTTCTTAGGAATACCATTACTAAAGACCAAATGTTCTGTAGAACATTTAAGTTCTGTATTGTTATCAAATACATAAGTAGCAACAGTGTGTCTTTTCTTTACAAGCCCATTAACAGGTACATAGCCTGTGGGGCTATCAATTTTTATACAGTGCTTGCTAACAACAGGCACGTTATATTCAATCTCGTCCAGTTCTAGTATTTTGAAAAGTTCTTTGATCGGTATTTTATAATGCTTATCAATTGATTGGTATTTTAATAGCTGCTCTTTTTGTAAAGAAGTCAATGTAGCAGTGTCGATTTCTATACAAACTTCTTCGGTACCGGCTAGGCACTTACCAATTCCGGCCGACCCCGATAAAAGCAGGTGCGGAATACTGCCCTGTTTGATCCATCCTTCTATCTGTTCTTTTTGCGAGTTGTCTTTAAAGACATAGCCGTTTAGATCATTTGGCCGATACTTTTCGGTCCATAATTGATTCATAATTTACCTTTTAGTTTTAGTTTTAGTTTTTAAAATATTTGCTATTTTTTGAGCAAGCTGGCAGAACCATTCCGATCCATGCCCGCGAGTCGTTTCTGCTGCTGTTCCTATTCTGATGCCTGACGTCTCAACAAAGGAGCGTGGGTCATTAGGTATGCTGTTTTTGTTAACGGTAATTCCGCATTCTTCAAGTAAGTCAGCAGCAGCTCTTCCCGAAAGTTTGCTAGTACTTAAGTCTAGTAGTATTATATGAGAATCTGTACCGTGTGTCAATGTTTTAATACCATGATTGTTAAATACGTCACACATTATTCTAGCGTTGTTAACTACTTGCGCTGCGTATTGCTTAAATGACACAGTGTCTGCTTCAATAAAGCATTGCGCTTTGGCTGCAATTGTATTCATCAGCGGGCCGCCCTGTGTGCCCGGAAAGATTGCACTGTTGATCTTTCTAGTGTAGGCAGGGTCATTCCACATGATTATGCCACCGCGTGGACCACGTAGGGTTTTGTGTGTGGTAGAAGTAATGACGTCAGCTAGTCCTACTGGAGTTTGATATACTCCTCCGGCAATTAGACCTGAGTAATGTGCAATGTCAGCTAGTAATACTGCGCCTACAGCGTCTGCGATGTCCCTAAAACGCACAAAGTCAATCTGTCGTGGGTATGCACTAGCTCCACATATGATCATTTTGGGACGGTGCTGGTAAGCAAGCTGTTCGACTTGGTTGTAGTCTATCCAGCCGTTTGCATCCACTCCGTAGCTGAATGCATTGTAGATTTTGCCGGATATGTTTGGTAAAGATCCGTGTGACAGGTGTCCGCCACTTGCAAGATCCATACCTAGTATAGTGTCTCCTGGGTTGAGGAATGCTTGAAACGCTGCTGTATTTGCATTAGCTCCACTATGCGGTTGTACGTTTGCAAACGTGCAGCCAAACAGTGTTTTGAGTTTATCAATTGCTAACTGTTCAATTTCGTCAATATATTCACAGCCATTGTAATAGCGTTTGCCTGGGTAACCTTCTGCATACTTGTTAGTGAAAACACTTCCACAAAGCTGCATCACTTCTGGGCTAGCAAAATTCTCGCTGGCTATCAGCTCTATTGTTTCCTGTTGTCTGGTAGTTTCTCTTGCAAGAATTTGTTGTATTTTAGTATGAATCATTTATACAGTTTCGTCCTCAGTAGGACGGTATTCGTAAATTGGCTCGTCAGGCTTTGTGTAGGGGAACCCCACAGGTGTTGCGCAGCCACTGCCTGAGAAGTAGATTTTAGACTTCTCACCGGATTCTTCGTCGGTGTACCATTCCCAAAATACTTTGCCGTCAATATCCCATGCGCTGTTGTTGTCTTTAAATACGCTGCTCAATCGCTTGTTTTGGTACATTACATTACCTCCTGACTCTTCGGTGACGTCTATCCACTCGCTGTCTTCGCCGGTAAGCGGTGTTAACGGCTCGAACGCCAGCAGCTTCTTGAGAATACCTAATGCATAGCTTGCGCTGTATCCACTGTGGCCTTCTTTGCTAAACTCTTCAACCATGCGCAAAATGTGATCACGCATACAAAAGTTTATGTCTTCGCCGCTTAAATCGTCATCTGTCATTCCGATACAGTCTAGTTCTGATTTTGCAAAGTCTAACATACTCATTTTTTAAACTCCATAAACGGTTCAATATCGTTATTAAATATCTGTGTCATCTGTCTCCAAAGATACTCTTTCTCACTAATAGTTAGTGCACAATTAAGGAGATTATCGTCGTCATCAGCCTTAGTAGGTAGAAAATATGCGTGGTTGTAGGTCAAACACATGTTTCGGATAATTCCTTCGGGGGTGTTAATCATAAATCTTGTCCTAGAAGTCTGGTCCAGACTTCTTGTATAATGCCTTGACTCAAAGCATCAGGGTGACCGGAGCTACAGTCAACACCGTCCTGTAGCTCCGGTGTCCACTTAGCTTCCCATAAACTGAACTCATTGCGTATCTTGCGACCCAGCGTGTGATGATACAGTATTAGGTCCGATTCTTTTGTTTCTAAAAACGCCATCTTAGACTGTTTTGCTTCGTTGTGGAACCAGTTAATAACTTCTTCAACTATTTCTTCACGTGGTTTCATCGCTGTATGTTTAACTCCTTGTAGGCAATTTGAATACTTTTAGACTGGAAGTATGCATCTGATAGTGCATTGTGCAAATTATTCTGCCCCAACGTCTTTCTCGGATCCTGCTTACATGCTGAGAACAGTGTACGACTGTCACGGATCTGCCAAAAGTTCCAAGGAATCGGCTTTCCTACACAGCGATATAAGTCTTCAAGAATAGTATAGTCAAAGCCGTAGCCTTGCCCCCAAAGCACACTGGTTCCTACGCACCACTTGGATAACTGTCGCAATGCGTCTTCTACGCTGAGTCTGCCTACGGGATCAAACGCTTCTTCCATAACGGCAGGGTCTTGCCTGCCCCACCACTCAATTGTACTGTCACTTGCTGATCGTCCCAGCTGATCCTGCTCGTCAATATCAATCTTAAAGTATAATTCTGAATGCGGTTCAGAATCTGATTTGGGGTCAAACTTAACTGCACCTATACTTAGGATAGTTGCGCCAGGTTTAACGTCAAGTGTTTCTAAATCTATGGTTCCATGAGTAGCCATTAAGTTTTCCTGTTTTCCTGACCAATGCCAGATATGATTAAGAATATATACAGGATGGGCCAACCCCATCCTGTAATGGAGCTAGTAAGGTGCAGGAACATCAAGACAATGCCTGCGAGCCCAGTAGTAGTAAGACTTTTGTTGTTTGTTGCTGTTTCTGGAAGTTTCAAAATCTGCTCCTATACTGTCAATACAGTGTAGCGCAGAATTTAAGGAATGTCAATGACTTATTTAATTAGTCGAATTTTGTATATTGCACCTGTGGGTGCTGACATAGGTTGAACACTAGCTAGCTCACTCATAAAGTTTCGTGAACCTTCTAATATATATTCAGCGTAAGAAAAGCCAGCTAATACCTTGTAGGTCTCAAACAGTTCAAGCTTATCTTGCTTCCACAATGTAGCAAGAGCAGGCACATGCTCTATTAGGTATTCGTTCCAATCATCTTCAGAAAGTATATTATTACTTGGTAACGGTAAATTCAACATTTGTAAACTCTATTGGAATATAAGGGCAGTAGAAAAGACCGGCATTAGGATGATATTTGTTCTTTTCTATGTAATCTTTGTAGGTTAATCCCGCTAGGGCTTTGTAGGTCTCAAACTGTTCAAACTTGCCCTGACTCCATAATTTATCAAGAGCCGGCACATTGTCTAACAGATACATATCCCAAGCAACGGCTGTGCGTATTTTATTTCCTGCATCAAGTAGTAAACTCATAATACTAGTCCTGTGTGTTGAATATTTTTCTATTGTCTAAGATAAGTAGTTTCTTTTAATTCAGAGCATGCCATTAATATAATTGGTGTTTGACTGTATGTGTGTACGCTTCGCTTAACACAAGCTTTCGCTTGCGCTCAATCTAACTTCTCTTTGTGAATAATGTTTGGTTAATCAAATACCACTTGTACTGCATGACTGCTAGCAGGCAGGTTCAGTTGGTTCATCTAGATAGTAGAGCCATAACTCACCCATTTGGGTGAATTGAAGGTAACTCATTTTCATCTGAGTGAGCATGGACCATCTTAATAAAAGAGATTTACATTTCTGTATCAGAGGCGGTTGACCGGTACCCCTTACTCTAGCTTCACAATATCAACGGATGGTAGTTAATCCCTATTAAGCGAAATTACTTGCCTGTAGGTTGTATCTTTATCACAGCGCCTACTTCATTTAAAGCCTTTAGTTAGCTTTTGCCTTCCAGTGCATCGATATCCGTCGACGATGTTACATCGCAAACTCTTGATGAGTCGAGCAGCCCCGACCAAACAGTACTGGTTAATGTGCCTAAGTGTGACTAAGTGTGCCTAAGTGTGCCTGAGTAATCTATGTAAGATCAGCTGATTTTACAAAGATTCCGTCTATCATTTTTCCTTTACGATCTTTAATATCGTCATAAGCAACTGCAAGACAATCGTCCATAGTATGACCATTGCGCACCATAATGTTAATTAGTACAACCATCATATCACCAATGTCGTCCTTAATGTCTTTACCTTTGCAGATGTTAGAGGAAAGTTCTCCCATTTCCTCTACTAATTTACAAAATTGTGACTTGTCGTCAGATCCGTTAATCAAGTTTCGGTCGTGGTGCCATTGCGTAATTAATTCTTCGTAATTCATTTGAGCCTCTTGGTTAGTATTGTGGATTTATAAACGAACTTGGGTCTACAGTAGCGTGTTCACCGTCTCTGTATTCTGCACCCATGTTTAAACTATTAGGCGCAGTTACTGAATAAGCTAGAATGCTTTCAGTTTCTACCATTCTAACTTCAAATTCAGTGTTGTTAGCTTCAAGGTTAATTCCTCTAGTCCAACGGCCGTGTTCGACTAATATCCAATTACCTACAGCGTATACATCGTTATTAATTGTCCCTTTGCTGTATACCTTGCCCCATCGAGGGTAGATGCCTCGAGTCTTACCGTCATCGTTGGATATTACTATTCCAGTAGTAGTAGTTTGTTCACCAAAGTGCATCTCGGTAACTAGTACTCGATTATTGATTGCTCTAAGGTTGCCTTGTATATTATTAATGTTAGTGGCCATCGTTTACCTTTTTTATAAAGTTGCCCTTTGCATCTTCGGCCCAGTTATCTTCATTGTTGTCTTGCTCTTCTATTTCTAATGTTGTTAATTGTTGTTCGACTTTGGTTTGAGACTTCTTTGAAGATTTCTTTGCAGGTGCTAATTTAGTAGTCGGCTGCTCTACTTCTGCTTGTTTGTCGGATGACTCCGCTCTTCCACTATCTGGACGTGCTTTGCCTGCTTGGGCGTAGTGCTCTTGTACAATTGCTTCACGCTTGCGTGTAATTTCGCCGCCTGGGCCTAGCTCGTCACCACGTGCATTTACTCTTGCATTTCCCACTGCCGGAGTTAATTCGTTTCTTTTGCGAAGCAAGTCCATATCAACTTGCTTTCCTCTCATGCTGATGTGCTGTTTTTTTCCTGATGATACTTTTGACATGTGTGTCTCCTATTATATACTTACTTATCTCATGAACTCATGGAAGTCTAGGCCATATTGAATTGAGTGTATTTTGTGCACTCCGATTAAATACAGTACAAAACTTGCTACACTAGATCCTCTGCCGACTCCCCAAACTATTTCATTCTCTCTCATAAAATCAACTAAAAATATCATATACCTAAGTATATTAATCATATTACGAGATTGATATTCTTCTAGTTCACTAGTTAGTCTGTTTATTTCGTTTTGATTCGAGCATAATCCAACAAGGTGATCGTAAATATCTATCTTTAGATACTCGTCAGGCATGAACCACTCAGACTGGCAGGCATTATCGAATTCTACCATTGTTGTAGTTGATGAGTTGTAGACTTGTAATCCTGAAGTATACCTTTCTTTTGCAACGGCATTAAACCGTTGTACGTCAGCTGTGTCTTCACACTGTACAAGGTGTACTTTATCTGCATGTCCGCTGTAGATCATGTTTACGAGATCTAAAGTGGTGAAGATTGGTGTTCCTAACTTGTCTGTTTTTACAATCATACAAACAGTTTAGTTGATATTGATTAGATTGTCAACACTTTTGTGGCCGTTTTCTGCCATTTGTTCTCTTTCTTTTTGTGCTGCGACTACTCGACGATCGGCTACTTCAGCATGATAGATATCAAGGAACACAGTGATTTGATGCTTAACACTGGGATTAGAACTTTGAAAATATTTGTGCTGAAGCTCAGATATTTTCGAATCCAGTTGACTTTCGCTTAGATCACTTAGTGAATGTATTAATGGACTTATCACGAGAACTCTCCGATGTAGTTTGCAAACACAGTGTGTCCTTGGGTTGCAGTCCAAAATTCAATAATGACCGATGTGTTATTACTGGCAACCGTTAATGTTGTAGGAAAGTCTGACGAATACTTAATTGTTCCGGCATTGGTCGTTAACCCTATTTCGTGTACGGTAGAATCACTTCCTTTAAATTCTACAGTCATTTTTGAAACATAGACTCCATTGTCGCGGGTCGGCCAATCAGTCAGCATAAACGTAGCGTCAGTTGCTAGTGCAATTGTTTGGTAGTGTCCTTCTAGAAAACTAATTTCTAAGTTTGACGATCCCGAGTTTATTGTTAGGGGATTACGTGATGAGTGAGTGGACAACGACAATTCTGCGCTAGCAATTACACTGCCGTCGAAGTTGTTGGACTGATCCAGCTTAGCAGTATTACTCTGCAGAATTGTAATTTCATTTTTTGCAATGCCTAATCCTGCCTTAATGATACTAAAGTTATCGCGAAAGCCCTGGGTGTCATTATCCACTCCAGCAACTGGGTACGCTGCATCCAGCGTGTCGCTTATAATTTGACTTGCCATAATTATTCCTCTGTTATATAATCCTATTTATTATTATCATACGTTGAATAGGTAGTTTGCGAATAGTATAAATTTTTCTTCCAATGAGTCTTTGCTTCGCTTAACAATATACCTATCTATGTCGTAGTTAATAATATTAGGATTAAAGTTACTATTATTTATAGCTGCTAGAACATTCTTTGCTTGTCCTGGCACACAATAGCAAACTGGAATAGCACTTACATATCCTAGTTCTTGCAATTTGTTTTGAGGAGTTCGCATCCAAAGAGGCAGATAATTTCTTTCATTCTGCCCAATTGCCTTGATGTTATCTCGCATGTGTTCAATACTAGCTCTATATTTTACGACATCCGAACTCTGACCAGCAAGTATGGCATTACTATCCACTTTCAATGTGTTTGTAGGATTCGGTCTAATTCTGTATGGTTCACTGTCGCTTCTTTCAAGAGCAACTACAACACTGGAAGTGTCATTTATTTCTACCTCAAAGTCTGCATTGTCTGTTGAAAGTTCAACATCGCCTTCCCTGGTTTCGATAATTAGCTGGTTTAGAGTAGAGGGAATAAATCTAACAAAGCCGCCACGACCATATACTGGCAAAGAATCAAAGCCTGATCCAGTGTTTGTATTATCGTCGATAGCTGCATACTGTAAACTGTCAACTGTGATTTTTTTAGTATTACGTATGTTAAACTTACTTTGTGTTTTACCTTTATCAGTCTGTGCAAAATCGTTAACATCAATATAAATTACTTCGTATACCTGTTCTTGAGTATCTGGATCAATTGCAATTGCTGTCTTGAACTCTCCCAACCCGTACTTTGTTCTTTTATGATTCTTTGCTGCGGCTGCAACAAACTCTGCAATGTTTTTGGCTTCAATTCCAGCATAGATCAGCATATCTAGGTTCTTTTGTATGCCAAATGTAGCGTTACCTAGTCTATAAATTTTATCAGGTGTAAATATGCTGGGATCGCTTGTAAAGTCTCTAAACGCATCTCGTTGACTCTGTTGAAGCATGGGTCTTGCGTAGATATCTGTATATTGCGTGTTGTCAAAACTTTCTACTCGAACGGTAAATGTACGGTCGATTGCTGCAATGCCAAATCGATCAACTGCTCTAACAGTGAAATCGTATTGTCGATCGAAAGTTGTTTCGCCAGGTATTTTACCATCCCAGGACACATTGTTATTATCAAATATGCTTAGTCCTAGACCTTCTGCATCAGCAAACTGCTTAGGAGCTCCGACTATTTCTCCATTGTATTGCAGTCTCATGCCGAACGGTAGTCTGCCGTTTATTAGTTTATATGTCATCTTTGAAAAGGGCACGGTTGTTTCTGCTTCTAATCTAAAAATACTAGTGAAGTTGGCATTAATAGTTCCTAGGTCCGCAGCAGTAATCCAACTTATGTTACTGTCAACTTCTCCAATTATCTGCAGGTTAAATGTTTTTATACTGCTGGGCATGACTACTTCGTCGTTTTCTGCAACAATTATGTCCTCAGAGAAAAAGTCTCGGGCAAATAGTGCTATGCCAATATTTCTTCCTTGTGCTAGCACAACAGTAAGATTTTTATCTAGCTGTACAAAATCCTCATTGTCACGCAGCACTTTTACAACAATAGTTCCGTTATTGCCAAAGAAGTTGCGAATATTTGAAACAGCTCTAGAACTAGCAGTACTAGGTATTTTAATTATCCATTGTCGAGGTTCAACAGCACTGACAAATGCCCTGTTGTTATAGGTGTCTTCAAGCGCCTGTACGGTTGCAATTACTCGGTCGTTAACACTTAGCTCATTAGACGTTTCGGCAACTTCGGACCACTTATTTTGTTCAAATAATATCTGAACATTTCCTTGGTCGTCGAAGATAATATCACCGTTAGCATCAAGTTGTGGCTCAGTTGCGTGTGCTGCTATGCACACATAGATAAACCCGTCTCCCCCGCTGGACACTGAGCGAACAATATAATCACCCACAATATAATCTTCGCCTACTTGTATATCTCTAGGACTGCCTGAAGGAAATATTCCTGTAATATTGAGATCAGTTTGTGTTATTTCGTATTCAATATACGGAGTAATACTACTTATAGTATAGGCTTTGTTTTGTTCAAACTCTAATTGACGTTGAGTGTACCTTTGCCTATTGATTTCAGACAGGCGGTTAACAAATAAGTAGTCGCTGCTGGTAACACTGGCCCTGCTGAGTATTAACGGAACACTGGTGATAAGAGGCGACCCTAAAAAAATTACGTCATAGTCTGCGTTTGAGTCATCAACATTTATAACTCTATACAGTCTTTCTTCGAGAAGAATTTCTCGATTGACCAAAGCCAATAGGTCATTAATACCGTCTATATCACCGGTACGATCTATCTTAAATATTTTAAACGAGGTTGCCTCTCGCGGAGTGTCTTCAAAGTAGTTTGCAAATATGCTAACTATTCCAGTATCTGGTGATATCCTAGTAGCGCGTATTGTAAATGTGTAGTCTATTGTAATAGCTGGCTGATAGGGAATTTGTCCTGTAATCTCACCAGTTCTGCTGTCTAATAATAATCCTGGTGGTAATCTACTTATAGTGCCTAGATTGTTTATGTTTTCGAGTGTGTATATTAGTTCACCGTCTAGCTGATTATTGTCAATTGTTTCTAAATATATAGTAGCGTAATTGTTTGCACGTCTAACTCCTAAGTCTCTTGGTGTTAGCCAAGTGGGCGTTCTTATGTTGGTTAAATCAGCAGTAAATGTCCCTGTGCTGGATTGCATTAGTGTATTATCGGCAGTTAGAAAATCGTCTCCTACTACGTATATTTTAAATTCTCTTCGAATAAAGCTAGTACCGTCTGTTACAGTGACAGCAAAAGGATAATATCTGTTTAGTTTTCTAGAAAAAATCGAAGTTGCACTAAATCCATAGGGTACTGAATCGTAAACATAACTGCTGTAGCCTGTTGTTGTTACATCATTGCTATCAGTAACAAAGTCCAGGTCCAAACTTAACAGGGGTTCTACGATGCCCTGTAGTTTACCGTCGTTTGATAATTCTATTCCTGGTGGTAGCTCACCGTCGTCGTTTGCAATATAGTATCTTAGCTGGTCGCCTGCTGGAAGATCGGTATCTGTGGCCAGTAATTGAAAATCTACCAGTACATTGTCTAGAATGAATAACGAATCGTTTGCGCCAATTGGTAAAAGCCCTGAGTTTGTAACCCAGCGTGGGTCATCAGGACCGGTAACTATTAGTTCTACAGTTCGATCTTCAAATAGATCATCTAATTCTGCTCGGATAACAACGTTAAAGCTTTGGTTGTAGGCTACTTCAAACAGTGTACCTACTATACGATTACCTTCTAATCTTGCACCTGGTGGGAGACGTCCGCTTATAATTTCAGTAATAGTTTCGTTATTGTTTGTTAAGGGCAGCAGAATATTAACAGCTTCTCTTTCGATTGAAGTTGCTATTCTATCCCCTGTCTGTATGTTCCAAATACTGCTCATCTATAGTACTCTCCATGCAGAGTATTTATCGGAATATTAAATCACACCCTCGTCAATACTAATTGCTGACGGGTTAGTGAAAGTTCCTAGATCAAAGTCTGATGTTGCAGTAAGTAATTCGATTGTGTTGGTAACAGAAAATAGTATTCCACCTAGCTCAATATTTTCAAAGTAAACAGCATAGGCCGCTGGGTCAACTCCATTTACTAATCCGGTAAGGTTGCCTACATTAAGTATGTCGTACCCACCGGCATTAAGATTCCCACTCAGTTCCGGAGTAATATCTTGTGACAGTTCTGCAAGATAATCGTTGTTAATAACAAGGTTACCGTCTACTATGCGAGTGGATATACCGGGTCCACCCTGAATAGTTAGTTCTGCGCTGCCTTCTAGCAGAGTGGCGCCACCGTCGGTTGTTATTGCAAGTGAAACAACGCCTGTGTTACTAATTGTAACTTTTTCAAAATCTGAGCTTAGAGCAATGCCGGTACCGCTATTAAGTTTTTTAAACTGTAGATCGTCGTTAATGCTAGCAGAAAAAAGTCCTTGCCCCACAGTACCAAGATTACTAGCAGTTGATGTTGCGCCAATTGTCAGATCAAGTATTTCGAAGTTTTCATTTATTTTTATCATTGCTTCGCGAAGATCATCACCTGTTCCGTCGTTAGCAATTTGTCCTACGTTAATTAAGTTTACTGCCATTGTCTTTTCCTTACGCTGTTTGTATTTGCTTCCATGCGCCGCCTAGGTACACAACCATTGTTTGTACTCCTGAGCTTGTTGGATTCCAATTTGTTCCGTCCGCAATTGCAATCATTCCGTTTTGAGGAGAGCCTGGCTCTGCTGTTATTATGCCTAATGTTAATAGATTGCTAACAGTAATGCTAGATGTGCTAACTGACGGCAGGTTATTAATTGTAGTGCTTAGATCATTAACCTTTAGATATCCAACGTCGTCATTGAATTCAGAAAGACTTGACGGCGCGCCCTGTATTGCAGCATATGATATCAGCCCTGTGCCAGCATTAAATACAAGCTCGTCATTTAAACTTAGCAAGTTTCCTTTTAGATTAGTAGCAGTGATCCTCGCAAATGATGCCTGGTCAGTACCTATGCTACCACTAGCATTAACACTAGGTATGATATCGCTGTTTAGTGTTAGACTATCAAGTTGAATATTTCCGAGGTCGCTTAGCGGTCGATAGACAATGCCGTCGCCTGCCGCATTAACTTTTAAAAAGTAGTCTTGTGAACCTTGAAAACTAGACGGTGTTTCTATTAGATCAGAAAACGTCTGAGCTACTAGTCTATTGCCATTTAACCTAATATCGCCTGCGTTAATAGTTCCTGTTGCTGTAATATCCTGAACTTGAACAATAGAAGATCCTTGTAAAGTAAGATTATCACCTGTAGGTATCTCTTTTATTTTATTATTGTCATTGACATCAATTATTAGGGGATATCTATTGGCCATTCTTGCGTCCTGTTTGTTTATATATTTATCGTATCTATGTGAACTACTGAGTGACTAAAGATCACTCAGTAGTTCACATTATCTTCCTACTACTACTTCAACAATGCCGCGTTCGTTGGTATTTTTAGCACCTACTGCCTTACCAATCATTGTGCCATTAACTGGGTTGTTGTTTACACAACCGTATCCAAATATTCCGCTTGTAACAATTATGTCTCCTTTGCTAACTTTGCCAACTACTTTACATGGAACTCGTCCTTGAAGTGCCAGAGCAACTACATTATCACCTGACAGTGCAGTGTTCATTAGATGCGCTGGATTAGTTGATACCACTCCGGCAGCTCTAAAGTTGTCCTTTTGGTTAGTTGTAGTTACTTCGGCATCGCCACCAAATACTAGAACAGTGCCGGCTTCGTAAGCTGCATCAGCTTGATAATTTTCAGCTAGGTCAGCGTAGTATGCTGTGGTTGCAGTACCATTAAATATATTTGCGTAAACGTTATCATATTTTAATGCTGCGCTGCCAATGTCGTGGGAGTTGGTAACATCTGGTAAGAATCCTTTACCAGTGTATTCACCTGCAACAATACTGGCTCCATTTACAAACAAGTTTCCACTTGAATATATATTACGATATCTTAGTGAATTACTACCAATATCATAAGTGTTAGTAACATCAGGAAGTACACCTGCTGAGCTAAAAGTAAACGGAATTACACTAGTGTTTGAACTAGTATTTGCTGTTACTATTGCAACTCTGCCTGCTGAGGATAATCCTGACGCTGCGCCTATAGATATTCCTGTTGAAGCTGCACCTTTTTCACTTTGTGCTTCTATAAAGCTGGAGTAGATCCAATTGACTCCGATGGCCTTCTTGCTTGCAAGTGTAGAGTTGGCTTTTAATACAGACTGTGCAGTATTGGAGTCTCCAATATTTACTCCACCTGCTATCTGTACAGTAGGTGCTACACTTGGTGAGCCCCCTACTGATCGAAGTATTTCACCCTGCGTTGGAGTTTTGAACAGAACAGTGGTCGTATCAAGGCTTAATATTTCATAAGATGGGTTACCCCCTAATATTAAGGAGTTGACTTGAATACTACCAATGGCATTTGTTTTGAGTATTGAATTTGTTTCGCCAGAGTTGGTAACATTTGAAATACTGTATGCACCTGTACCAGTTCTTATCAGTGCTTGTCCTGGATCACTTGCTACTGCAAGTACGGAACCTGTGAAGTCTTTATCCTCTAGACCAAGTCCCTGCGCTACAACATTAGAAAAAGATATCTGGTCTATATTACTAGCACCGTCATCACCACTCCAATTACCTAATACTGAGCCATTAGATATGCGCTGTAGTTTGTTAATGCTTAGTGCACCGTTGTTTATTGTAATCCAGCCAGTAGTTGAATTAAACACTGCTGAGTCAAATGATGCAGATCCTAGATCACTTTGTGATATGCCTGTTGAATTTGCCCTTGTGGATGCAGATGCAAGTGCTAGTTTACTTTGTGCTATGCCAGCATTTGCATTAACATCAGCATTAACAATAACTCCTGCTTTAATCTGCAGGTTAATTTCTTCTCGACTGGTTGTTATACTGATATCGCTGCTAGCAGATGCCAAGACGTTAGCCCATTCGTCTACAGGACCATCTATTACAATTCCTTGCGCGCCTGCTGGCAACACTTCAGCTCTGTCTTGCCCAGGCGAGTTACCAGCAGGAGTTCCATCACTAAATTCTCCTGATAGCGGTGTGTAAACCAATATAACAATGTCGCCGTCTACTGATCCTGTCTCTTCAATGACCTCGACTATTTCACCTGTAGCTCCAGTTACTGATCCGGTTATAACATCTCCGGGAACATACGGCCCTGCTACAACACTGCCGGCAGGTAATATAAGGCGTTTAGCACCAGTGGAAGACAATACTTGTCCTGATTGGTAACTGTTATAGCTGACTGATCGCAGGTCTTGAATCTCGTCGCCGCCGCTGGCAGTGTTATCAACATAGCGTTTGGTTGCTGCATCTGCTGCATTACTGGGTATACCCAAGTTAGAAATTGTGTTGTTGGCTGCATTCAAATCACCTGTCAGCGGAATTGAACCGTTAGGCGCCAGCGCACCGGGTCCTAATCTGTTCGAGACCGGATTGCCTGCTGCATCGTAACCTAATCGTCGGTTTACATATCCTCTAACAGCAAGTTCTGTAGGCACAGTATCCGAAGCATTGTCAGTCATTGCAGTGTCTGTTGAAAACTCTGTTACTACAACACCACGTTTAAAACCTAGCCCGTCTACATCACTTAGTGCTATGGAAGCACTAAAAGTCACAGTACCTGTACCTTGGTCTACGCTAAAGAATCTGCCTACTCTAAATACGCCGTTCTGATCAGTGCTTACATAGAAAACTCGACCCTTGCCTCGTTCCTCTACTTCGTTTGCACTATTTTTATCTTCAGGCTCTCCAAATAACACGTTTGGATAATTGGTAGAGTTGTAACCTCCTGTGCCAATGTCAAGGAAGTCGTGGCCGGTGACTCTGCAAGTAGAAATGTTAACAGTAATATCGCCAATGCTTCCAGCTTTTAGACCAGCACGTATTACAACAATACTATTTCCTAAAATTGTTGTGCCTGCAAGTCCCTCGGCACTAAGAGGATAGTTTATATCTATTCCCACATCTTCAATGTCTACGATTGCATAATCGTTATCTTCTGCTGGCGCTACTTCGGTTTCGACACCTTGAATAGTCTTCACACCACGGAAGTTGTAAACATAATGCTGCTTGCCAGCCCATGTTATAATGGAAGGAAGTGGAGTTAATGAATCCGCAGTCCAGCCGACTGGACGGTTGCCTTCAGGCGTAAACAAGTTATTATTTAATCGAAAAATTTCATTAAAATCTGAAGCTGCCAATAATGCAATTCTGGTATCACCGACTGTGCCGCCTTTAGTAGTACCGTCACCTGAAAGACTAGACTCTCCTGCTCGCTGAGAGTCTACCAACAGCCTTATGTAGTCATAACTTGTATCAAATCCAGTTTGTAGTTGATCTTGTTCTAATTCATTGCCCAACGAATCAGATGTGAGGAAACTAACTGATCTGTACACAAATTCAGGATTTTCATTAAAAATGATAGCAGTAGATGGTCTAATTGTTAGAAGTTCTGCCCTTGCAACGTCACCTAAAATGTGTGTTGAGTTACGACGATACTGAATAATAGTATCAAATGCAACTTCCTCTAGCAAACCACTCTCACTAAACTGAGAATCTCCTGTTGAGAAGTTCAGCTTATAAACAGTGTTACTAACTGTTGGAGTTGTTGGCTCGATGTATATCGTACCTGTTACTAAAATACCGGTTATTATGCCGTTGCCTTCGGTATTGTTTATAGCAGTAATTGCAATAGTACAATCGTGCGTGCCGTTTTGCCCACCAAGTAACGAACCTGTAATATTGAAGGAGTCGTCTACTCTATAGTCATTGCCGCCATTTTCTATAGTTGCGGTATACCCCCCGTTAATAGTTTTTCTAATAGTGAAAATTGCGCCGGTTGCAGTACCTGTTGCTGCTGCGCCGGTGTTGTAGTTATATGAAATATCAGTACCTACGTTGAGATACGCTCCTACATATTCTCCCGTTTTTTCTGCATTTGCAACTTCATATCTTGCAAAAACGTTACGTGCTGGATGATATAGGTCTATTTCGGATCTATTAGATGGTACATCCTTCATGTCGTATACGTAAATGGACAAGCTTTCGACGTCGTTGCCGTATCCTATAGCATTTACGTTTATTGGAACACTATTTGACCCTAGTGCACTTGCTGTGCCCTGTGGGTCAAGTGTTAGTTGATCAACTGTATTAAATATACCTGTAGAATTTTTTAAGTAAACAGTGGTTGACCCAGTACCTCCGTTGCTAGTCTGTGACGTGCTGGCACTTACTGTTGCAATAGCATCTGAGTTTGCCTGCTGTACAACATCTCCAACTGTAAGTTGTATTGGATTTGTTACGGTTAACACCACATCAGCAGTAAATGATTTAGCAGGCTGAACCATATCCTGTATCAGATCAACTACGTCAGGAATTTCGTTAGGATCAGCTCCTTCTGCAATTAATCCATATTCTCCGTAGCAAGACGAACCACTTATTGAACGTATTTGGCCGCCATTGGCAGCATAATAAGACACCCAGCAATAGTAAGTAAACATACTCACCATTTCTGATAATGCACCGTTCAATACCACTAGTCCGTAGCCAAGATCGTTAATCTGCGTAAAGTCGTTTCCTAGTATGGAACGGTTGCCAGCTGTTTGCAAAGTAATAGGTATTTGTGTTTCGGAATCTCCGATAGCATCCAGATCAACACCAGTAAGCAATTGACTAGTTAATCCTGCAAAACCTTGACCGTTGTTTGAACTACGATCTAGAATAAGCTCAGCTGAGCCTAAATCCGGATCGTAGTTAGTAACTGCGTTTACTTGAAAACGCCTTCCGTCAATGTAGAATGCACATGGAGTTTGAGGACGCCTTACAAATAACCCTTGCGGATCGTCTTGACTTCCAAAACTTTGTATCTTAAGCCTAAACGCTGATCCGTCAACCCTATCAGATACTTGAACTGCGGTGTTACCTACGAACGCGTCAACAAACATTCCGCCTCGGAACGACTGTTTATTAAGGCTTTTTGAAAAGCTTGAACCGGTTTGAATATATGGTGATTTAGTTAGAACTTGCCCTTCTGGGTCTAGTGCTAGCATGAATCCACCGTGACCTTGCACTGTTACATTACGAATGATAGTGGCATTGTCCATGAGGAACACGTCCATTTCGTTGTTACGAAGAGGTGGACTATACTCAGGTTCGAATGCAAATGCAATCGTGTTGATTAGATTACTAATTACTAGCTCAGGTCCATCAATTTCCCTCCAAAAATTATTTTCTTCAGTTTGATTGAACTCATCTCCGGAAAGATGTTCGATAGTTGTAGTGTAAAACCGAGTTGTTCCTGATACTGTATTAGATACAACAGTTCTTGCTCTATATCTAATGCCGCTACTCCACATATCTGGAATAGTATCGCCGTTAAATGTGTCTATTGCATACTGATTATCTAGGCCGTATATGGTATCTGGCCCCTGACCTCTAATTATCTTGTTAGCTATAGTTGCAATATACTGTATTCCTTCAACAGTTCCGTTTGGAGATTGCCCAACATAGTACTCTCCCTGCGCTTCTAGTGAGAACTCGTTGCTGCCCAGCCGCACATCCTTAATCAATGCATCGACAATTTTACCAACGCCATTAAAGTATGCAACTTTGTCAGCGGTGTTATTAAAGATAGAAAACTGATCGTCTAGGTATTCAGCTACTTGTTCCTGTATAAATTCTTTGTTGTCAACTAACGCCAGTGCTGAAGTGTTCCACGATCCTACGTTTGTGTAACCAGCCCCAATTTGTTTCTGTTGATTTGGTTTTTCTAGGTAGTGATAGCCAAAGTAACCGTCTACTTCACCAGTTAGTGAATTTACATACTCGACCCCGTTTGGGATTCTAGATACCGACAGAATAACCGGAGCAGCCCCACTACCGCCTAATGCACTGTCTGGTATTGTGATTAATTCGTTTTTAACAAAGTCTACGCCAGGGTTTAGTATAGTAACGCCAATTACTGTGCCGGATGTATTAACGTCTACTTCAAACACAGCGTCTTTACCTAGATTGTTTGAAGTCCAATCGGAGTTATCGATTCGCCAGACTCCGCCAGCCCTGTTAGAATCATCCGGGTTCGTGACACTAACTGATTCAATTATACTGCGACCAAGTACCAGGCCGTCAAACTGTGCATCTCTATAGAAATATAAGTTAGCCCAGCGTGATTGTGAAACTCGTTTCTTAGGGCGAATTATTACTCGTCTAAACTCGTCACCTTTAATAGACACGTTAGCAGATACCCTGATTGGATAATCTTCTTCGTAGATACCAGTTTCTACCCTTATTGAAACTTGTGTTTCGCGTACAATGTTTCCAAATTCTAAAGTTTCACTGTCTTGAAATTCTATAGGTTCCAGTAGTTGCACTTCAACTTCATCTGTTTCTGCTAGGCTAACTGCTCTGTCACCCGACTCGTTTTTATAGTCAACAATGCGACCAACTGCGCCTGAGGACTTACCTCGTATTACCTTGCCGGGGATTATATCTGCATTTAACGGGTTGGCTTGGTCAATAAATCCATAATTGCCGTTAGAGATGTTAATTTTGTAATTAGTTAATCCGTCTACAATTGTAGGAGCGTTTAAAACGCCTTGGTTAATCACGTCGAGCAATACGTTAAACTTAGCATCGATGGTTTCGTCAGCTGCACTATCTGGTATGATAGTATTATCAATTACTTGATCAACTCTGTCTTGATACTGCACAGGTGGCGCAGTATTAGTTAATATATAATTTACTACAAGATTCCTAGCATAGTTTATTCCTGCTAGGGTATACAGTCTTTGTGAACCAATTGCAGCACTTGCACTAGCGTTTGAAAAGTATCTAATTCCAGCCCAACGAGATAAGTAGTTGGCATTGTTGCCCAGCAGCGCATCAAGTGAAACTGAATCTAGAATATATTCTACGTCTCTTTCGCACGTAGATGTATTATATCTTCCTGCAAATTCAGGATATGTTGCGTCTATGTATGCAGTTACTTCTTTACTAACAAACTCTTTATTCAGCGTAATCAGCTGTCTTGCGTTTATTCTGTTAACTATTGTAGGAGTTATACCTTGCGAAACTACTATTCCATCTGTAGCTCCTGAGTTATAAGTAACTGTTTGTACGTATGGTCCAGGTTCAAATGGCGCTGCTTGTATAATTTCTTCTGCTTTTTCTGCTGCGGCGTTAACAGTTTTGTATGCGTATGCTGGGCTGCGTCCTTGTTTGCCATCTGGAGTATTTTTTTGTGAGTCATCACCTACTGTGGTTACATACAAGTTTACAGTGCTTGCAGCAGATGCATTGTCCACATATAACTTAGTAGCTGCTTGAAGATCATCAAGGCCGTTTGGAAGGCCGGTCCCTGCTAGATCACCAGGATGGTCTGAAAGGTTTAAAATACCTTCCATAGTGTCGCCTTGTCTTCGTACAATTGACTTGCGTGGTAATGCTATGTTGTCCAGCCAATTTCCTTCGAGGGCAAGATCTAGAGCAGCATCTGTAATAGTAAATACGCCGGTGCCACCAGCCAACAATATTCTGCCGGAACCGTCTAGTGCAGCTTGTTGTGATCCATAGAGAGAAATTGTATCCTTATTCTTAATTCTAATGTATACATCACCGCCAGACGTAACGTTGTTAGGATCTGTTTCAGTTGAATTAAACACAAATCCGGCACCGTTAAACGCATCTGAAAGTCCGTGATCAACAATTACTAAACTTCCTTGATCTAGCCCAGATGCAGTAAGAGTATATTGTGATATAGTGTCTGGTTCGTCAGGTAGTCTTACGCCACCTCCAGGCACTGTTTTAGTCTGGTAATTTCTGTCTGCAAAGGATTTATTAATAACCAGATCACCAACTGTATAGTCAGTATTATAAACCGAGTTAAATGTATCAATTGCTGCTTGAGATACAGTAACGCCTGCAATAGGTTGTGTTGCGGCATTTAGTGGTCCACTTAGACTTGGCTCTGGATCATTTGAAACTCTTGAGACCAGCTGCCTAACTATAACCTTGCCGTCAACACTAAAGTCGAATCCAATGGTATTAACAGCTTCGCCGTCGTACCCGTCTGACACAAGTTCGAGAAAACTAAGTCCAGAACCATCAGGGCGCACCGCAGGGATCTTATTTTCGTTATCGAGATAGCTGTCGGGTGTATCGCTTAGATCAGTGAACGATATCTGGCCACCAATTCCAAACACTGCGTACAGTTCTTGAAAGTTTTCGTTTACCTTGCGAAACGATTCACGAATACTGTCGCCTGTTCCGTCGTTGCCTTCTACACCAATGTCAACGCCTTGTCTTGCCATTCTTCAATACTCCGTTATATTGCTGAACTAGTCAGCTGGTCAATTT